TCAATTTGCAACATTACAGCTCACCGTTCCTTTCTTCAGCTTAACTGTTTTTGTACCCTCTGACCATTCAACTTCCATGTTCAGTACGTTAGCAATTTCCCGTACCCAGGCGTAACCCGAACCGTCGATCACTACGGAGCTATTCAAAACGCAGCCTGATAACAGGACCATTCTTGATTTTTCACACCAACCCACAGCATCACTCTTGCCAAGAGCTTCAGCCAATTTTCGTACTGGAAGGTATGCCTTTCCATCTTTCAAGAAACCCGTGATTTCTGTAGGTTTTCCGTCGATTTCAAGCTTCACAACAGTTTGGCTATTCACAGTATTCACAGGTTTGCTCACAGGTGGATTTACAAGCGCCTGAATTTGGGATTCAACGTCTTTTTTAAATTTGGTGAAGAGAGCGGGCTGCTCAACCCACGGTTTAGGGCAGAGTTTCCGCCATCTGACGCCGTGAGCATTGACTTGCTCAATATCATAATGTCTTATGTTGCGATCCGTCTTGTACCCAAAAAGGAGCTGCAACAACGCACCCACTTTAACGGCTGAAGCAACTGTATCCGGGTGGAAACTGCCGTCTTTTTCTATACAAAGCTCGATTCCAATTGCATTAAGGTTATACCAGCTATTTCCGGCGTGGTAGGCACGTTCCCAAAGAGGAATGATGATCCGAATATCTTTTTGGTAAATGAAGATGTGAGCGCCAGCGTAGCGATCTTCGATATTGTCATTCGGGTTTTGATTCCTCAAATTATCGAAATATTGTTGCTCACGCTTCGCAGTGGCTCCTGGATCGCCGGTGTAGTGCCAGACTGAAAACGATTGAGAGTTAAGAAGCTGGCCGTCTCTGGAAAACGGGTTTACATGGATAAAGTCTTCGACGGCTATTTCAAGCAACTGCTTGTACCATTTATTGCTTTGAATTTGCTGTTTGTTCAATCTGTTCACCTCTTATTGGCCTGAAGCCATGATTTGTTGTTTTTCTTCTTCAGTGATGTAGCCTTTGGAAACAGCGGTTGTCAGCTCGGCTTCTCCCCATGCGCCGCTTTCCCAACGCATCAAGCAATAGCTGTACAGTTTGCTTGCCATCGTCTATTCCCCCTTTCTTATCCCAACAAGAGCGCATCGACTGCCTCTTGTGTAATTCTTAATTGTTCCTCCAGTTGCGCTATCCGCTCTTCTGGCGTAAGCGGACGATCAACGTATTCATACCACATTTCCTGTGTCTGCGGGTTTATGAAAAGTATGCCAACTTTATTAGCAGGTGGGTTAGGGTCTGGAACCTCATCAACAATAATGCCCTTTTCGATAACCTCTGGAGGTAAATACTGCGGTTGGTAGTGAATCACTTCCACCCTTGCCTTTGTTGCGCTGCTACCGTCATGTGTAATCAAAATTGCCATGTGGTTCATTTCTCCTTTTCATTTTGATTTATCTCAAAATTGAGTAGTAACGGTCATACCTCCACCAAAAACCGCCATCAGACAACAACAGATTTCCGTAAAAGTCTGAATAAAGCTGATTCGTGCTACCACTTCCGTATGTTCTTGTGTAGTTGACGCTTCCAAATGGATATAGGCGGACGCTTTGGTTTTGAAGTATCGCAACCTGTTGGTTTGGCGTAATGCAAGCCCCGGAAATATTGTTATTCACCATTGGTTGTGTATCGCTTACAACCGACCAATCGCTAGTTTTCCAAATTTTCATGTGGTATGAGTTGTTGTAATAGTTAACGCCCAAATATGCGCCAGTTGGATCAATCCATAAACCACTACCCCATGAACCTGAAATGGTGATAGTTAGAGTGGAACTAACGACCCCGGTTGCCTTGTCTATCTTGTAAATGTAAAGCTGGTTGCTAAAATACAATTGTCCGTTGGCATCCACGCCGATAGTGCCAATTGCGCCAGATGAAGGCGATTGTACGTCCCAAATAAGGTTTCCGGCCAAGTCAAATTTAGCAAGTCTCCCTGTGCCGTTTGTTGTGCCGTAATGTACATAAATGCAATCCTTGCTGAACTTAACGTCTAATACATTACTGGAAAGAGTTTTCGACCATAATTCTGCGCCGTCTACGGAAAATTTTTTGAGAGTTGTGCCAACACCGCAGTATACATTTTCCTGTGTATCCATTGCCAGGCGTTTAGTGCCGCTTGGACCTGTTATGTTATTCCTCAAAGTGCCATCTGCTCTGTAAACGCCAATGGTTGTCCCTGGATCTTGTGCATTCACAAAAAGTCCGCTTTTAGTTGGACTCATGGCTACTGTGCCGCCGCCGCTATTGACCGATATTTTGCAGGTGAGGAGATCGGTAAGATCGCCAATGGAGGCTACAGGAATCTTATCCCCTACACGCAGCTTTGACTGTGCCCCGATTCCATGCGCTGCCAGTAATTGCGCTGTATCCATTCTTTTCGCCTCCTTTTCTAACCGACGTTCAAGTAATCCCCATCTCCATCGTAGGTAATCGGATACGACACGTTGGAAATAAGTGTTGACCCGTCCAACTCGTACTTCTTTATAGTCATTGTTGGGTAATTCCCGTTTGCATCAGGTGCGCCTGTTAAATTCGTTCGTATTGCCAGCGTACCGTCTGGTCGCAGGTAATCCACCTGCGTAAATATGCCGTTCGCGTCTTTTCCGCTACGGCGTATAAGGTAATTCGGGCTTACTACGTCTAAGTCGCCTAATTTGACTTGAGAAAAGCCCTGTATGTTGAGCTTCCCCTTCGCCGCCAGCGCTTTGTCAGCGGCTTTTTCGTACTTAATATTAAAGTTATTCGCGCCGTTGTCTGCCCCACTTCCTTGTGCGGTCATTCTCACTCTGTAAGGGCCACCCTGATCCACAACAAGGCCACCTTCATCGGAAACACCGCCGTCCATTCGTGCGATTATAAAACATTCCGAAGCAGACCCGCCGCAATCAACAACTACATGCCCGTTTGTAAATGTCGCGCCCCCGTTGAGATTCGCCTTCTCGCTGTTCAGTTGTTCAATGGTCTTTACCGGGGCTGTCTTCCAGTCGGATTTCCCTGTAATTGCCTTAATCATGTAGGCAAGTCCGTTAAGCAACGCGCCTAACAATCCGGTGTTGGACATTGGTGCTTGGTTGTCGTTAATCGTTCGGTTTCCAATTTTTGTGTCTGTTGCAGCACCATCAGCCAGTTTTGTAGTGGTAACAGCAGCAGTCGCTATTTTTGTATCGGTCACCGATCCATCCGCAACGCTCGCAGCTTGACCTGTGATAGAGAAGTCACCGACCCCTTGAGCGTTTAGTCGGGGAATCTTGTTTGCACCGTTCGTCGCGACCTCTGTTTTGTCGAGCTTTGTATCGTTGAGAAACTTGTCATTGTTAATCAGGTCTTGAAGTGGGCCGTTCCAGAGTTCCGGCGTAGCGTCATCGCCCTGGACGAGTCCCCTAATGCGGTCTTTATACTGAGACTGTCCGATAAGATCAGCCAATTCGTTCACCACCTTAAACGGTTTTTAAACGGGATTCAAAACTCGATTAAAAACGCTCCTTGATTTTGAATGTTCCGTCCACGTCCGGGTCGAACGTGATAGCACCGAACGTCATCCGATAGGCCAACGTACCATCAGCGTAATGCAGCCCGGCTTCTGTGATGGAGTAACCATCTAGCGTACCTTTTGGAACGACGCAGGTATAAACCAGGATTGTCGGGTCCTGCGGATCGAGCTGAACGGTGCAGGGGAGAATCGCCACTTGGTTTTCCATCGGGTCGGTTCGCCCAGGCTGTTTCGGTGTGGTGATGTCCCCCGATTCATGACCACCGGTCCCGAAACTCATTTGGGTGATCGCGGGCGGAGCGGTGCTGTTGAGACAAGCATTCGCGAGGTCAATTCCTCGCTGCCGTGTGGTAACAATCAGACTCATAGCCTTACCCTCCTTGTACTGTCGCTGTATTCAATCTGCAAGCGTCCATCCATGCTGCCGCCGATCTTCCAGGAGCCGTCGATCTTCCAGTGAACAGGATCAGCGGTCAATTTGATCGGCTCGTGTTGCCGGGTCTCATCATCAATCGGTTTGGCGATTTTGTTCACGGTCAACTCAATGACCGGCTGTGTGATCGGCAGGTTGATTTCCTTCGTCACAATCAAACTGATTTGCCCTAATGGGTCGGGAGCCGGTTTGGTCTGTGCCATCCTGTTAAAACGAATCGAGTAGAGCCTTGCTTCCGCTGGCTTCATGAACTGGATCGTGTCTTTCACGATCTTCAGGTGATGGGGAAGAAACGGCTGTTCCGGCTCGTTTAGGTCAACCAAAAACTCTGCCCATCGCTGGGTTAAATCCTCGCCGTTTTGCGTGTCCAAGCTGTAACCCGCACCGACCTTCCAGGTTCCGTCAATCTTCAGGCCGCCTTGTCCCACCTTGCTTTCGCTGTACTTCAGCTTGTAGAAAGGGAAGACTATCGCCCCCGGATAGCCAATTAGCGCCAACGCACGTTTCATACCCGGTTCGGTGCCGATCTCCTGATGAAGTGGGACAGCAGCCAGCAGGCGGTTGCGGTATTCTTCGACTGATTCCCCGCGATAGCGCGGCATGTTCCGATCCCTACCGTGAAGGGCGAGGGCCTTTTCAGAAGCAGTAGCGATCAGGGCTTCCCGGCGGATTTTAAAAACGTCAGCCTTGAGCTTGTCAAAATACTTTCCCAGGGCGTGAGCAAAATAGAAGATGTCGTTTTCTTCGTCGGTTTCCTGGAGTTTGAAGATGCGGTGGGCCATTTCATAAAAGTAGTTGCCAAAGCTCACGCTTGTATCACCGCCTGCTGATACGTCAAGGTAATCGTACCAACGACAAGCCTTTCAAACTTTGCGGCTGTGAGGTCTTCAGTTGGTGAAGTAAGCTTGACGCTTACCGTATACGGAACGGTCCGCAAGTTGTCCACGATACGGTCTGTGGGAAGACCAAACTTGTCCACCTTCTGCACGTTCGGAAAGTTCTTCGCGTCGTTCGGATCAATCCGCAGCATCACATTGATGATCTCCGTATGCTGTTCACGCATCACGTCGGGATTCCCGAAGTCCGGGTCATAATAGATCGTAGCGGTGATGTCTACCGGTTTTAGGATTGGAGCCTTTGCCAATACATCGGCGATCAGGCTCTTTTTCTGATTCAGCTTCTCTTGGGCCGCCTGGATCAGTTCAGGCGGAGGCGCTCCCGTGACACCGCCGATATAAACGTCAATGGTTCCTTGTCCACGGGGATGACTGTCATCGACAGACACCCAAACGACTCCGGGAACACTGAGGGCGATAGACTCATAGGTGAGAGTGTTCCCGCCGCCCTGGGCTAACTCCGTCCATTTGAGCTGCCTTCTTCGGTTCAGGGACTCGTCGGATTCCCGGTCAAGCCCCTCGGTTGTGATCCAGTCGCTACGGTTCGTCACTGCATCCACGCCAGGAATGTGCGTGACGATCTGTGTAATGGTGTTCGCTGGGACGTTGTACGCAGCTCCGGGGGATTCGGCCCGGATTGGTACGACAAGTTCCGTTTGCCCTGCTGGGAATAGAGCGCGAACCGTGGTCAGATAGCGATAGGTTTTCCCTTGACTGTCAGGCTTTGTGCGAACGATGCTACCTTCCGGCACGATGTCGTCCTTTGAAGCATCCGCCCTGGAGAAAACGACATTCCCTTCCGTATGCCTAGCCTCAATTCGTTCGACATTATGCTCGGCAGCCTTCAGGTCAGCCCAATCACCGGTAGGGTTAAAGATAGACTCTATAACCGTGCGAAGCAGCTCTCTCGAACCGTTTAACCCCCGCCAGAATAACTCCAGCAACGTGCGCCACACGCCACCTGGCTTTGTGTTGCGAAGCCCCAGTCGTTCCACATTTGGGTCCTGGCTTACCTCGTCGATCCAGGTGGGAGCTGAAGGCATCGGCTCGATCAATTCTTTCGGGTCAATCAAGGAGAACCACCCCCTGGTAGGTGACGGAGAAGTTTACAACCGTCGGCTGTGTTTGCACTCTTTCCCTTGCGCTTAATGGGCGAAAGGAAACACGACCATGGATGCCGTCCAAACCCCACCGTGTAATGGTGACATGGATACTATTTTCGTCCACGTCGTACTTTTTTACGGTCTCGGTAATGACATTGGCGATGGCGTTTTCCGCCAGTTCGCTTTGCTCCATGTGCAGGAACTGGAGCAAAGGAGTGCCATATCCAGGGTGCAGGTCGATTTCATCCTCTTCGGTTGCGAGTTCGTGCCGAACTTCTTGCATGGTCAAGGATTCGTTATCAATCAAGGCAAGATCCCCGTCTGCTGTTTTTACAAACTTTCCATTGGTAAGCTGTAGGTCAGCCATGTTTCACACCCTTTCAATGATTCTGGCTTCGGTAGGATCGCCGTAGGGAAACACGAGAAGCACTTTGTCGCCGTTTCGCAAGTCCATTAACCGGTTTCTATCATAGGTCGCTAGGAGAACAGGGATGTCTTCATCCGGCGCTCCTTCTTGGGTGAGGACTTGCACATCGGCTTTGCCACCCCCGGCCTTTGTGACCGTGCCATACATCGGATACCTGAAGGGAGCAAACCAGTCAGGATATTCGTTGCGGATGACCTGGAAAATAAACGCTTGCAACATCTGGACATCTTGCATATCACTCATGCCGCCACATCCTCAAACGTGAAGATTGTCCGCAGCGATCCGCCCTCATTGAAATGCCGTACCGACTTGACGACGACTACGTCCGATTTCACCTGTGGGTGGTCAATAATGACCTCCATCGAGTGGAACAGGCTGGGGGTGCAGACGGTCTTCACTTCTACCATGTTTCCTGTCTTCAATAGGTTGATGATGTTGTTCCCATATTCAAAAGCCGGGCACTCGTCGATGTCCTCAATAGGGTGGAAGTGAGGGATTCCGTCCTGATCAAAGTAGGGCAGGAACCGGTAACCAAATACCCGTGCCAGTTTTCGCGCTTCATCATACCCGTTACCACCCGAAAAGATCACGCTGGGCTTGATCGGGCTGGAGGCTTCAGGAAGAACGATGTCGGAATGCCCACAGGTGCGAAACAAAATGCTTGCCGCCTCATGGAAATCCACGTCCCTGAGTGCTTTTGTCACCTTCGTTTTAAGCAGGTCCACCATAAAGTCTTTGATGAGGATTTCCCGCCCTGGAGGTGCCGCGATCCGGCCAGTGAACACTCTTTCCGTCTCTGCGTGTCCGAGCCAAACTTCCACCCTTTGATCCATCTCCAAGCGCATAGCCTGGACCAGCTCTTCCGATAATGTCAGGCGGGCAAGATCGGCAGGCGAATCCGCAGCATGGTAGACATCGACTTTCACGATTCCGCCTGTCAGTTCCAAGTCATCCGTGTGCAGCTCCACATTTAGGGCCATTACTCTATGGCACCTCCCAAGCGTCGCGGCGGCGTGTCGTCGTCCACCGCCGGAGATTTCTTCAGCGGGTCTTGGACGGTAACAAAGGTCGGCAACGGATCGCCTTTTTTCTTTTTGGCCTCGCCCTTTTTCTTTTTGATGAGGTTCACGGGAACGGCAATGTATTCGATCATATCCAGCGATGCGGTGATGTTGTCGCTTTTCTCGCTGGACTCCTTCGTGCTGAAATTCGTGATCTGCACTTTGCTGATCCCACGGGCCAGCAGATGAGGGTCACTGATCGGGTAAACGGGAGGGACCTTATTTTGTTTCGCCAGCTTTTCAATCTTTGCGATCTTGTCCAGATAGGTCCCTTGTTCGTCGTCTTTTAGCAAAATCGTCACCCGGATTGACTTGTTCTGATAGCCCGTCGCTGCCTTCACCTTGTCTTTTTTGCCTTCGATCTCCAAAGTATCGGTGACGGCTTCCCCGTCCACTTCGACTCTTTGAACGATGGCGGGAAGGAGCTGCCCGTTTATCATCATGACGGCTATCCTCCTATTCTTCGTGAGCTTCCAAGTAACGACGGATGCCCATTAACAAGCTGTGATCTGAGCTTCCGCTTTGGTACAGGTGGAAATGGTAGGTGTTCTTCTTGGTCTGAGTGAAGCTGCTGTTCTGGTTAACGGTGCCGCCGCCGTCCCCATCTGCCGCTGTAAAACCTGGGTTGAAGAAGCTAGCGAACATGCTGCTGGATCGTTTCGCCAACGACTCACTGGATGACTCCCAGCTCGCTTCCCCAGCCAGTGCCGGAATAACAGGGATAGAGATAGGTTGAATGCCTTGCAGCATCGGCTCCATAGCTTGACGCAGTGCTTGCGGGAGAACTCGGCCCGCCTGGGCGATCCCTTCCGCAATGGTACCCGGAACGGCCCGTCCGCTTCTTGTCAGCTCGGAGAGAGGCCCTTCCTTCGCATCGGAGAAGGGGAGCAACTGGCGAAGCTTCGTCAAAGCCTGCTCCATGACTTCATACGGTTTATGGAGTACGGATTGAATCCCCTGGACAAACGCCTCGATCAAGCCAGCGCCGCTGTTTTTGAACGTCTGCCAAAGGCCGGACAGATAGGCCACAATCTGATCCCAATGCTGCGCGATCAGCATAGGCACGCCAATGATCGGGGCGAAGATCGCCAGGAATGCAGGTCCCCATTGCTGAAGGAAGACAATCGCTTGATTGAGAATCCCCATAACCCAATTCCAGCCGTTCGTGAACCACGTGGTCATGGTATTCCACAACTCGATGGCTTTGGTCTTCACCATGTCATAGTGTTGACTCAGCCAGATTAGCGCTCCCATCAGCGCGACGATCCCGACGACTACCCATGTGAACGGGTTTGCCAGGAGCGCAACCGTTGTCGCCCAGATGGAAGGGAGCAGCGCCCAAAATCTCATGCCGAGTGTGACAAGGCTTTGACCCAGCATCCGTAAACCGACCATACCCAGGCGAGCTGCCGCAAGAGCATTCTGTTGTAGCGCTTTAAGATTCGCCCACAACTTCATGGACAGCGCGGCGATTTCTTTACCAGCCCAGGCCGCCCCCTTCCATAACTGCGTGAGGGAGGAAGCGAAGTACATGGCAGCAGTAGTGGAGAACGAGAGGATCGCGACGACCCCCAAGAGTACCGTTCCCCAAAGGAGGATTTGCCCGATTAACTGGGCAATTCCGGGATGAGCTTTGGCGAAACCACTTAACCAGGTCACGACGTTTTGGATCGGCGGGATCAAGCTCTGGAGAGTGGGAAGCAGGCCGTCTCCCAACTGAATTTGAAGGGCCGTGACGTTATTCTTCAGGATTTGCCATTGTGCGGAGGGGGCTTTCTCCATCGTGGCCTGCATCTGTGCCGTTACCCCTGCCGAGTCACCTACACTTTGCAGGGCCTTTTTCATGTTGTCGATTTGCGGCAACAGCAGTTGAACCGCTCGTATCCCTTCGTCCCCAAACGCTTTTTGAAACGCCATTTGTACCTGCGGTGAAGCTTTGGAGAGATCACCGTACTTCTTTTGGATTTGCTCCAGGGTTGCAATAAAGTTGAAGCTGCCGTCAGCGTTCTTGGCGATAGCGAATCCCAATTCACCTGAAGCTTTGAGGATTTGCCGCATAAATGCAGCGTAGGCCGTACCTGCCATTGATCCTTGAAGCCCGGCATTGTTCAACTGACCCAACACGACGTTCAGCTCTTCAAAACTGTGCCGCGCGGAAAGAGCGGATGGGATCGCATACTTGAGGGACTCATTCATCGTGTTAAGGTTGGCATATTGGAAAGCAGCTTGAGATTGTGCCATGACATCGGCGAGACGCTGCATCTCAGCGCTGACATCTTTCGTCTTATCGCCCATGTTGTTATACACAACGGCCAGCAGGTTTGCTGCTTCGATGTTATCCCCTTTGGTCGCGGTAGCTAGCGCGAGGGCTTGTTTCGTACCCTCCAGCGCCTGGATGTCGTTTAAGCCCGCCGATCCCATCGTGGTATTGGCTTCCAAAAACTCTGCGGCAGCTTGCTTATGGGCAAGCGACCATTCAATGGCTGCATTCTTGGAGGCTTCCAGAGATTTTTGCATGCTCCCCATCGTAGAGGTCGTAACCACTTCGAGGGGAGCTATGGCATCTGCGACTTCTACCGCAGGCTTCACCAGCCCACCAATCAAACCCGCCCCCTGGGCGGCCAATAGCGTCATAGCTCCCCCGACAAGGGCGGCGCGAGTTCCAAAGTCCCGCAGGGTTTGTCCTGCATTGGCAACGGTTTGCCTCATTTGGTCAAAGCGCTGAACGATTTGCCCAGCAGGGCCGGTAATTTTATCAATGAGACTTAAAATGAAACCGAGCTTGAAAATGCCCTCGATGCGATCACCCCCTTACTTCGGTTTTGCAGCCTTCGCCTTAAACTCCATGAGCCAGGACGCCTGGCCCGCGAGAATGAGAAAGTCCTCGTCAGAAAGCTTCTGCTGTTCGAGCGGTGACACATGGAGCGTGTCGGCGATGAGGGCTTCCATTGCGAGAAATGGATTTTCCTCAACCAGTTCTTTGGCCTTTACAATTTTTTGGTGAAAAAATCAACCGCCGTTCCGGCCAGCTTTTGCAGCTCCGTCCCGATCCCGATGACAAGTCCCGGCTGCTCGGTAAAGACCTTATCCAGTTCCTCACGTGTCGGATGAACCAGTAAGTCCATAGTCAGGTTGCGGAGGCCACGGTAAGCGTCCTTCATGGAGTCTTTCATGAAACGGGACAGGTTGTCCCGTTCCAGATTGCAGACAAACTCCCTCGTTACCATTGGCAGTAGAGGGAGTTTGTCCTGTATGTATTCGAAGGTGAAGCGGAAATGAAGGGCATTGTGCCTCCCTTTGCCTGACTTCCATAGCCAATTGGCCAGTTTTTTTAAATTCATACAAGCAAAGACAAGCATCGCCTGCATTGTCACTTTTTTCAGTCCTCGTAAAGTGGTCCAACGCAAACCATGCTTCTCCTTTAAATCCGCAAATACGCGCTCAATGGTTTCTTTCCGGCGTGCGTAAAGGCGTTTATTCACTTCAGTATGTCGCAGATGCTCTACTTCGTCTAGGTAATCCGCCCAAATATGACGACTGACTCGCTTCACAGCCTCCCGGCTCTCTGTACACTGGGGGCGGAATGGGCAATGGTTGCATTCGCCTGGGGCGGAACGGTACATACGGTAGCCGTCACGCGTGGTGGTTTCGTAGGTAAGAACCTGTCCGGCAGGACAGATGTAGCAATCAAAGTATTCATCATACACGTATTCATGCTTTCGAAAAAACCCTTCCTTCGTATGCGGACGGGTGTAAGGCATCACGGGGCGAATTCCTTCATCCAACAGACACTTGCTAATGTAAGGCGTTTTATATCCAGCATCTACTGCCACGGCGTCCGGTTTTCCTACGCGTCCCACGGCTTGTTCGAAAACATCCGAAAAGGCCTGACTGTCATGAACGTTAGCCGCCGTCACCACGGCACTGACGACAAAGCCATGTTGGTCGCTTGCTGCATGAAACGAATACGCAAACGTTTGCTCCTTTTCGTTTTTGACAAACCAGCCACTGTCGGGGTCGGTACTGCTTTGTTTCACCTCCTTCCAGTCTGTTTCAGTCTTTTTTGGCAATGGCTTCTTTCCATGTTCCACGCGATCCTGGTTCAATTCTTCTTCAAGGAGTTCCTGATACTTCTTCCGCTCTTCCTGCACAAGTTGTTTGATGTATTTGTTCTTGTTCGCACTGGCTTTTACGTGGGTGGAATCAATATACAGGACCGAGGGATCTACAAATCCGTGATGGCAAGCCTCCTCGAGAATACGAGTAAAAATCTTTTCAAACAGATCGGTTCCTTGAAATCGCCGTACGTAGTTTTTCCCGAACGTCGTGAAGTGGGGAATCGGTTGTGTAAAGTCATAACCCAGAAACCACCGATAGGCGATGTTTGTTTCGATCTCTTTGATGGTTTGTCGCATGGAACGGATTCCAAACAGGTACTGGATGAGCACCATTTTGATGAGGACGACGGGGTCAATGCTAGGTCTTCCGTTGTCGAGAGAGTACCGGTCTTTCACCAAGTCGTAGATAAAAGAAAAGTCGATGGCATTTTCGATTTTTCGAACGAGATGATCTTGTGGAACCAATTCATCTAACGAGACTACGGATATCTGATAACGACCTTCGGCCTGTTGCTTGTTCAGCATGCTTCCACCTCTACAAAGCGTTGAATGTCATGTTTATTCGACAAAAAAGCGTGTAGACCTTGTACCTTCGGTACTTTGTCTACACGCTGAAACGGGACAGGTTGTCCCGTTCCGGCTTTTTGAAGAGAAGGAAGTAATCATCGTTTGAAATCTCGTACAGCTCCCCGTGCTTCGCTTTCAGCTCTTTGATTTGTTCGTCGGAAGGTTTTGCGAATTTCAAAGCTTCTTGCATGGCTTGTTCCTCCTGGTTTAAAAGGGTTTTACATCACGTTTAAACATTCGCTTTGCCGTTCCAGAGAATCGGCTTGGAGAGGATGAGGCCCAACTCAAGTTTGACCTCTTTGTCGCCCTGGCTTGGGTTCGTGCTGGTCTTGTTGAACTGGCACGCTGGCAGCGTGTCCGTAACCTTCGGCTGATCGTCGTTCGCATACGATACCGTGATCGGGAACGGAGGCAGGCGGTACAGTGGCTTTTTCATCTTCATGGCGTAGGCGAGAATTTTGTTGTATTCCTCGCGCCGAATGTTTAGCTTGGCTTCCGCCTTGTAGTTTCCGTTACCAACGCCGACCGGCACAGCACCCTTGCCGTACAGGACTTCCTTTTCCAGCTCATCACTGTAGTCGATGGATTCCACGTCGATTAGGACACCGTGGGGAAGCGTAATCGTGATGCTTTCCCAGTCGTACTTTTGCCCGTTAACCGGCATTAGTTAGCACCTCCAAACGGGTTTTCAAACCCGATTTCAAGCTCCATGTCCCGGTACGCGCCGCGGGGAGTAATCCGAATGACCGCTTTGATCGGTTCGCCTGCCAGGACGTTTTGGTTCGGTGGGATGACGACGCGGGCCTTGCTGATTTCCTCCGCATTCAGCATGGGATCAAGGGCTGCCGTAAGCAGGTTTTCCAACGGAGTAAAGTCGATGTTTCCGGTTGCGTCGTCAACCGGGATTTCGTTTTGCTCTTGAAGGAGAGCTGCCGCCCGAACCAAGCGAGCTGCCTTCAGCATGACTCTTGTTCGTTCGCCGTAGGTGTAATCTGAGCCGGTCGGTGCCATCATGCGGAAGTTGGTGCAGTAGATGCCCTGGATGCCGTGATAACGGCGTACTGTCGTGTAACGCGCATTGTCCAACGCGGTAATGTGGGCCTCCTTGATCCCAACGGGGCGCAGCTCGGTTGCCGAGAGAGGACCATCGAGTACACGGCCCGCGCTACGATGAACCGGGATTTGTGCCACCCGGCCCGCGATGATACCGGCAGGGTTCCGCTCATCTTCCTTGGCTGTCAGAAAATCCAACTTGGCAATCCCGGCGGCCACCACGGAAACCAGGGTGGAGGAGAAGTTTGCCGCCTGGTCAACCATTGCGGCCACATACTCGTCAATGGTTTCGCCTTCGTTGATGTCCCGCGTTTCGCAGATGCCGAAGACGTACTTGCCCTGGTCTTGTACGGCAGCCAGCTTGGAATCGAAAAGTGTCCAAACAGCCGGAGTGCTTGGCCCGACGACATGGATAAACTCGTAAGGGAAGTTGCTTTCCAGGACGAGATCAAGCGCTTTGACCAGGCTGGTCGTAGACATCTGTGGCGCTGTAGCGGAGAAAGTATATTTATCATTTGCTTTAAAGCTGTTTTCCGGCGAACTATCTGCCGGAGTAAAGGTAATCGTTAAGCCGGAATCAGGGATTTCATAGGTCCCTGTAATCGGAACAGTGATCGGAGCCGTCGGCGGCTGCCCGTCAATGCTCAGGGTAAACGTCGCTTGGTTGAGACCGCCTGAGTTGACGATTTGCAACTCCACCTGAATTTCGTCCGTCGGGTTCCCAGAGACACTTACCGATCCTGTTCCTGTCCCTTCCTTGGTGACACTACTCACCGTACCGTTGATGTCTGCCGTGGCCCGCACCGCATACATATTGGTCGTACCTTCAGCAAAGCCGTCTCCCAGGGCACGAACCAGAGGCCCTTTTCCAAACTGCTTTACGCCGGACGGATCAGACACGGCGATCAGCTCGTTTTCTTTCCCTGCGGCGGCCACTCCGATTTTGACGTGAAGGCCGGTCACGGAGGGAGGAACCACCCCAAGCCCACCGTCTTCCATCTTCACTTTGATGTCAGGTAACGCCACGATTATTCACCCCCAACCGGCGCACTCATGAATCGCTTGAGCGCTGCCCTAAACTGTTTTTCCGTTAGCGCCTTGCCCTGGCTCCAACCTTCATGAACCATCAGCGCTTTGGCCTGCCATGCCGGGACTTCGAGCCGTTCAAACCAGGTCTCGATGGTTTCCATCCCATCCGGCATGGATGGCGTTTGCTCTTGTTCCTCAGTTGCTTTCGCTGTTTCCACGGTCAAACTCAACTCCTTCGAGTAGGACTTTCAGTTGTGCTGCCTTCTGTTCGGAGAAGACGCCGCCCTTCGCTGTAACCATGACTTCCAATCCAACTGCTTGTGTCAAGATGCTGGTATCTTCCAGCTTTTTGATGGTTCCTGGCTCCAGCGAGATTGCATAATCGCCATCAAGCATCCTGCGAGGCAGCTTTTGCAGGAACATGAAGAATTTGCTTTCGGCTTTCGGGAGGTCTTTATCGGTTATCAACACGCTAAAGGGGATCGTCACCGTGTAAAGCTGCCAGATGATTCGCCCTGGACGGACAGCAACCCGTTTCTTGTCGTACTTGATGTCCCCGGATTCCATCAGGACAAAAGCAGAGGGCGTAACCTGATACGCTTTTTCGTCTGCGATGCTCGTATGGATCAGCTTTTCGGCGATCCCGGTTTGCAGCAAGGCAGCTTTCAATCCCTCTTGCACGGCCTGGATCACAAATATCCCTCCCCAATTTCACCAATGATGATCTCTCTTATCTCTCGCTCGTCGTCTTCCGACAGACCGATGAACTGACGTTTCGGCATCTTAAATTTCGGGATGGTAACCTTGCGACGGAAGATCGCTTGTCCATTCACAAAGAAACGGAGGGAACGGCGGTTTTTCGCCTGGACGACGTGTTCCTTGATTTCTTCGCCGTTGTTATGGGTCTTGGCATATGGCACGTTGGTTCCCCATTCCACTTGTCGGGCGCTCGCCCTAAAGGTGATGGAATTTCGCAGCCTCGCCTTCCTGACCAGTGTTTTCCCGCCTTCGCGTTCCGCCCGTTTTGACTTGGGCCAGGGGCTTCCGTCAGGGGCGATCCCTGTTTTGAATCGTTCCTTGGTAGAGTCCACCATTACCGAACCAATCTTTTTGTGAAGCCGCAACCTGTCTAGGTCGGAGAGCCGAGAAATCAGTCCCATCGCTTTTTTCCAATCCCCAAACTCCGCGCTGCTCATCGGTCAGTAGCCTTTCATCTGTTCCCGCGAGAAAATCCGGGGGGATGTTTGATAGCTCATCGACGACTGCGAGGGGGAAGGTATCCCGCCTCCAGCGTCGCCGGTCGGCGGGGTGATCTCCATTGTGCCTGCCGCGATCTTCTCCAGCATGCGAATTGCGTTATTGTACCGGGTGACGATGACACTATCCGCGCTGCTCTCGTCAATCCCTCTCCGGGAAAACAGGTTGTACAGCGTGATGTCAAGCGTAAGCTTGGAGAGGATCGGGGGAGTGGGGGACAGCGGCAGCGTGTAGCGCATCGCAAGAAACGCATCCACTTCCGCGCTGGCCTCCTGGATCATCTTGGTGACGATCTCCCAGTTGATTTCTCCCGTTCCCTCATCATCCGTCAGTCGAATGAGAATGTCGGGCGAGAGCTTACTTTCCACGTCAGAGGCTACAGCGTACATCCGTTAGCCCTCCTATTCGGGCTGCTGCCCTTTTTCCTGGTCCTTGTCCTGATCCTTGCTGCCCTGGCCGCGCCGGTTGTTGCCTTTTCCTTTTTCCTGGTCATCGGTGAGAGGAACGTCCTCTTCCACGATCAGCATGGGTTCGGCCTTCAGCAGCTCTAGCTGTTCCTCCGTGAACCGATCCACCGGATAGACCATCCGTCGGGCAGGGTGTTCGATTCCTGCCCGTCGGAACCCGTCTACTTTACTGGTGATGGCGATTCCCTTACTCATCAGCCAGCCACCTCACCAGTGGAACCATAAGCTAACTGCCAGAGACCGTATCCGGCGTTGTCGCGGGAATCCACGCCGTAGTAGAATTGCTTTTTCATGAACACATTTTCGTCAGTCGGTTGATCCAGCGCGGTAAATTCCGGCTTTTTACGCTGCTGGAAGATCAGCGGTTTCACCGGCTTCGATGTATCCAGAAGGAACCAGGCGTTCGGATTGGAGGCCAACCACGGCGCGACGATCAGCTCGGCGCTGTCGCGGTTCACGTTGGTTTCGCCGTTTTCGTTGGTTTCAGCTTTCAAGATTTTCAATGCAACCTCGCGGAGCTGCGGCGGAACAACCAGCGCTGTCGGTGTGATGTTCAAAGGTGTACCGTGTTCGTCCGTCAGGCTCATCATCTGAGCGTAAGCCTCACTGTAGGAAGCGCTGGACAGTTTTTTCGTACCTTTGTTAGACTGAACCGGACCATCGCCGTCTTTGTGTTCCGTATCGAAGAAGTATTGACCATCGTAGCAGCGCTCCGTGAATCCTTTCGCCAGGAGACTGAACACCAGCTCGTCCGGGTGGTTGGCTGCGCTTTGGGCCAGCCCCTCGATCATAGGGGTGTACACGCCGATTTGATCGTCCTCAATGTCGTTTCGATCCACCGCGATAGTCGCCTCAAAATCTTTGTTTTTGATGGTGTAGCCATGCGTGGCGAGATTGTCCAGAACACGAGAGCCGATCCATTCACGCATGCGCGGGAACTTGCCCAGCCATTTGTATTCCTCGTCGCGGGCCGTGGACGGAACGAGCGTCGCGATTTTTGACCACATGGGTTTCGTGTTCTGGAATGCCTGATTGAAAATGACTTTAAACCCCGTGTAAATGCTTCTTAAAGTGGTTGCGTTGATAATCAACGTGATCGACCTCCTATCGAATCTCGACCCAAACGCCTTTGGCGTCCAGGGCGATGACCTTTCCTACGCGAATATTTGTGCCTGCCGTCGAGACGCGAACGGTTTCGTCGTCTTCGACGTAGCAGTCTTCCATCAGTTGAGCGGCGGTAACAGGGTTGGTCACGCTGTTTTTGTAGAGGAAGATCCCGCGCCCAACGTCGATGCGGTTTTCGCCAGCTCCGCTGTAGCGATTATCGACATGCTGTTCAGCTCTTCCGACCACCTTCAGGCCAGCGGTCGCGGAGGCCGGTACAGCTTCACCCGCAGCGTTAATCGCCACAAGCGCCCCTTGGTAGATCAGGGTATCTGCCGCCACCGGGAAGGCCAGCTTGTCGGCAGTTGCCATTTGTTTGGTGTTGCGATCCTTGGTCAACGGCATTACTTATCGCCTCCGTACTTCTTAAAGGTTTCAGCGTCCAGCCCCAGCAGGGAATTTACCTGGGCCTGAGCGTCATCCAGCCCGCCGCCTGGAGTATCCTTCAGGGCGTAGGTAGTGCCGCCGTTGCCGATCGGCACGATTTGCGGCGCGGTCTCCACAAACTTGCGGAAGCCCTCCAGGTCCACCTTGGCGTAATTTTCGGCCCATTCTTTTTGCGCCGGTGTAATCTTCCCTTGCGTTAGGGCCAGTTGGATCACCTCGTCGCGCTCTTTTTTGTCAAGGCGTTCCTTCAATTGCTGGAGTTCCAGGTTGTTCTCGCTGTTTGCCTTGAGCGAAAGAACCTTTGCTCGAATGTCAACGTCACTGGTCGTTTGCGGCAGCCCCAGGGCCGTCGTGATTTGCGCCTTGAACGCTTCATATTGCTGCTCCGGCTTGGCATCCTTGTTTTTCGCCAGTTCTTGAATCGCAGCCAGGATTTCTTCCTCGGTTGCTGTCTCCGGCAGGCCGAGAGCAGCAGCCAGCTTTTTCAGAAAGTCCATGAGTTGGTCAGCCTCCGTTTCTTGATCTTTAAGTGCGACGGGAACCATTCCGTCGATGGCAGGGAAGTTGGTGAGTCCGGCGTTGATGAAAGCCACGACTTTGCCGTCTTCCCTTACATGGATCACTGGGGAGAGGTAACGGTATTCGCGGTTGGCGAGATACTGCTTGGCGCGATCCGTCCACTCAACTCGCCCCCAAAGTCCGGCTTCTCCCTTGTCTATCAGCTCCACGATCCAACCGGCAGCGGGTGCTTCCTGGCCCGTTAATGTTTGGTGTTCATAGTCGATCACCGCATCATTGGCCTTTGCCTGAAAGTCTCGCAGAATGAGTCTGATAGACTCGTCATCTACCAAAAACTTGCCTTTTCTCGTTTCCGTCCAGCCACGAGGAAGCAGTTGGACTTCACTTGGAACTTCATTCAGGGCATGAATTTCCGTGAGGGCAATTTTTCGCAGAGGAAGATTTGACCTCTTCTTCACATACACACCCCCGTTTAAAACCCGTTTAAATGGCTTCAAAATCGTTTAATAGAGTTTGGTACGTATATTTTTACCCTCACCTCCCTAAACTAAGAATTTGGGCCTTCTAGGAGCCTTCTTTCGGCTCGATCTGCTAGAGGCTTTGGAAGACTATGAAAATCCGGTTTCCATACCGCAACGGGTGAGTGATCGAAGCCCTCATCCGGCTTCAGCTTCGGCATGTCCGTTTCGATCTTGAGGCCATTCCTCTTGATAGAGGAAGCCGATCTTGCCCGAACGGTACACCGGCAGCGAAACCCATTCGGCGGATACCAGGAGGCCCAAAAGGGATGATTAGCAGGGTAGACCAGCCCGTCCATCGCTAAGTGGGATGGGCGCGTTCTCCTGTCCCCAACGGCGTCGTATTCCCAATAAGGGAACTCTTCCAGGATGTCGGGATCGGTGAGCTGCTTCCATCTCCCGCTCTGATAGGCCGACTGGACAACCGTGATAAATAGCGTTTCAACCTGATAGGGTCTGACCTCATAACCAGCTCTTTCAAACAGTCCCTTTGTTTTCTCCTGAAACTCTTCAAACGTGTCCCCATCTTTGATGGCATCCTCAACAGCTTGATAGACTTGGGCGACCATATGGGCGGAGGTAGCGAGAGCGGAGGAAAAGGCTTTGGCCTTACTCTCAGCGGAAAGCGCCTTGTATTCCTCCGGCGACATCGGGACACGCAGCCGCCAGTATTCAATGGCTTCCTCCATCGGTAGAAGAGGGATGTTTTCAAAGTCCATCTTCTGCCACCTCATCCAGCACGGCCCGGCGACCAAACAATGATGCCGCAAAGATCGACTGCTGCAAGGTTTCCTGAAGAGGTTCCAATGGAGCTGCTTCGATAAATCCTTCTAGCTTCTCTTTCAGTTCTTCAAAGCTACTACTTTTGGCAATTACTTGTTTGAGGTTTTCTACCATCTCCCTAATAGGTACTTGGGAGGCATAGGCAGCATGCCGGATGAACTGATCGATTTTTTCCTGGGCCGGGTTCGCCTTTGGCGATCTGATAGAATCCCGCTCTGAGAATGAGAGGGTGGTCACTCCACCGCCCTGCTGCATGGGTGCTAGAATCGGTTCTCCGTCTTTCGGTTTAGGAATGCCAAACTTCTCGTATACGTGATTCTCTGGAATTTTTAGGCCCATTTCTTGCAGCCCTTTGTACAGCTCTTGTTGCGCCTTCAAGTCCTCCGGTGGTTCATAGTGGAACTTCAGCCAGGGCAGAAGGCGCGTATCTCCAAAGTTGAATAGGATCAACGGCTTGAAGAGATAACGCCGGAATGTTTCGGCCAACGCCTTACAATCGGCTTCCAGAAGGTCTTGCCGTACCTCGCCGTGAGTTTGACCCAAAGCCCGGCTGCCAGAAGAACCTACATCACTGGTTAGCGTCTGTCCGAGGATGGCCTGGGCCATTTCGGCATTGGCAAGAGCGATCATGTCCCGGAACGGATCAGAAGATTTCTGCGCCGTCTGGATAAATTCAATGAGAGTCGATTCCGAAATCACGGCTGCGGCGTCTGATCCGATTGCCTGGACAGCTCTTTCAAGAACTTCCCTGTCATGCTCGGTTGCGCCAGGCTTATACTTGCCCACCCGGATCGGCATGCCGAAAATCTCCAGGAAGGTCATCCAGTCCTTGACGGAATAGTTCTTGAACATGTACATCCAGGCGCAGGAGCGCAGCAGCCCGCCTCGGACGGAAGAACCGCTTCTAGCCTTATAGCGGTGAATCATGAACTTGTTGGTCGGCAAGAGGATGCCTGACGGGTTATCGTCGGTAATCAAGCGCATGTTTCCTTCAAGATCAAAGGTAAAGCGCCGTGTATCTACCCAGGGGATGCGCTTCGGAAGTACCATGCCCTGGTCATACATCCACTCGATTTCACAAACGGAGAATCCCTTTCCAATGGCGTCCAGAAGATCGAGCAGCGTATCTTCCAGCCCTTCAAATTCCATGGCCTTCTTGACCAGCTCGGCCCGACGCTTGGCTTCCTCTGACTCGTCAGCGGGAAGGATTTCCCAATCGAGGCCCAAGACAGCGTTTTTTCTCGTCTGGAGAAGAGACCCAAGCTTCAGGTCCTTTTCTTCCATCTCCGCAAATGCTTCCATCTGCAAAGCGATGTCGCCATCGTCGGCTTGCCGCAGAATCCGGGCGAGCTTTTCAGGTGTAAGGCCGGAGGTCGGGTAGGAGTAAAAGCGGTCACGCACCGACACAACGGCTATGCGGTTCATTTCAGGTTTTTGGGCCATGTTCAGTACGCTCCTTTCTTCCTAAACCTCGATCTGACGACCGGTGTGTATTCCGCTGGCCCTGTCAATCTGCTTTGTCCGAGGGCGAGTTGTAAGGCGATGCGGGCTGAGTTCAGCGCCATGCCAAAGTGGTTGGCGACGTTCTTTTTGTAGTGAATGGAAGCGTCCTCGCCGTTCCCGGAGGTTTCCTTCACCAGTTTCTTCAGATGCAGCTTGACGGTGTTGATGATGACTTCCTCTTGTGGGTTGCGCGGCTTGGGGAGTAGGGCCAGCGGCGGGTTGGCGGCAAACAGGTCGGTTGTCTCGTCCAGGGACTCATCGCGATCCACCGTCACCTTGTTGACGGCCTTTTCGTCTTCACCTTCGACGCCTTCTTTCAGCTCCGTTCCCTTGAAATATTGAATATACCCTCGGCACTTCTTCAGTCTGCGGACAATCTTTTTGGATTCCGTCTTGTAGGGCATGGCGTCAATAACCAACGCCCCAGGATTGAAAGCTTCCTCGATGTGATCCACCAGCGCTTCCAGGTCTTCAACCTCCACCTCGTAAAAGGCGATAGGGAGCATCCCTTCTGCTCCATACGGCTGAACGATGGCGACGTGCGCTTTATCGCCCATGTCGATTCCAACGCCGGTTACCACGTCGCTGTGGTCGTGAAAGTAGTAGTCCGAAACCTCATCAAGCCGCTTGAGGACAGCCGGGGAGATCGGCTGCATGTTCCCGGAATCCGGGAGAGCAAGCACGCTTCGGCGGAAGGTAGCCCGTTTGGAAGGCTTGTCCTTGGCCTTATCCCAGCGATCCCAAATTTTGTCCAGGTTGACATCAGGGACGATGAGCTGCGGAACACGATACCCCAGGCGAGTGTCCCGTTCTGGATGCTCGGCCACCCATCGCCCGTTGGTAACATCCAGCTTGTGGCCGCACTTCGGACATACAAGCAACGCTTTTCCGTCTTTTCTCACAAAGTTGTCGGGAAAGTCGCCCTCCAGGGTGGATTCCCGACGGCAGCCGTGGCAGGTTACCAGCCACATTCGCTTGTCGGAAGCGTCAAACAGTTCGTCGATCCCGTCCGACTCAAACAATGCCACCGAAAAGTATTTCTGCCAGCCGAGTGATCCAGGTGCGGAAATCCGGTCTTGCGCCAGCTCCATGTTTTCCGGGTTGATGAGCGCCACCTCGTCGAAGATGATCTCATCCGCCGGAATGGAGATGGCTCCCGTTTTGCTGACAAGACCACGGATATAGAAAAAGTGGGTTCCAATCTGCTTGAGGCTTTTTTGATCGGTCCCACGAATGCGGCTGCTTAGATACTCGCTGCGCTGGACATAGGGATCAAAACGGGTCGGACCAAACATATTTGCCATGGCGTCAGTCGGCAGATAGTAGATGATGTTCTTCCCAAGGATGTCTACCATGTACAGCGTGTGTGCGATTGCGAGAGTAGAAAAGCCGGTTTGTGCGCCTTTCTCGACGGTCATATGCGGGTGAGAGTGGTAGTTTTCCACGATCTCTTTCATGAAGCCCCGCCCGATAGGATCATAGGGCCTGCCGTCGTCAAGTACGAGGTGTTTCCGGCAATACTCAATGAATGAAATGGCCTGGTCTTCACGTTTCGGAACGAGTTCATTAAGCAGGGACATTGGCATTCGACTCCACAATGGCGATCAGTTTTTCCAGCAGCTCAGGATCGTTGGTAATCGTTTCGCGCAGCTCCGCTTTGATCCGCTCGGCTGCTTCCTTTACAGCTTTTTCCGCCGTAAACTTCAGCTTTTCTCGTGCGATAGTGGAGCGCTCCAAAGTCGCAAGCGCCTTGATCGCGTCGAGTGTCGCTTTCCCAGGCTTCTTCGGACTGTTGACCAGCATCTCCATGAGTATCTGAAAGGCCACCGTGGAAGTGGCTTCCGCCATATCCGTGTTGGGGCCGTTGCAGCTCTCAATGATTGCTTTGGCTTGGTCCCTGGCAATGCTGATCGCCTCCAGCTTTGCAAGAAACTTCTTGCCGTACCTCTGTAGACTGGCCTCACTGATGTTGTGACCGGCGGAGACAACCATTTCATGAATTTGCTTGTAGGTGAGTCTGCCGTTGACGATAGCGTCGTTGATCGCCTTTTGAAGCTCGGTAGGCAGTTTGGTGACTTTGGAGTGGCTGCGGTTTCTTGCGTCAGCCATTAGAACCTGGCCCCCAGGTTGATCCCAGCGTCTTGCGGGATGTTGCCTTCCAGCAGGTCTTTGCCTTTTGCGGTGAGCCTAACGGTTTCCCTGGCAATCGCACCGCTGCCAATGGTTTCAGTCACGACAAACTGCTTTTCCGTAAGATAAGCGAGGTGAGCTTTCACTTCTCGCTGCGATGGTGCGTAATTCAGTTCTTGAAGATGCTGGCGGACGAGAGCGACGGACAGCGGATCAGGATAGGCCCTCTCAGCGATCCGCAGAATCCACCCGCGCATTTCTTTTGCGTCGTCATTAAGCACGGCTGTTTCCTCCCATTGCCGAAACTATCTTGTGAATTTCCGTGATGTGTTCGCCGATTTTGTCGATTTTTTGATCTATCTTGTTGATCTCCCGAAAGAAGTCATCTTTACGGACGTACTCCCTGGAGATGTCTTCCTTGGCTTTCACAAGGTTTTCTTCCAATCGCTTGATGTCTGTGGACTGTTTGTTTTGCTCTTCTTTCATCCTGTTGTATGCGTCTCTTGCAAAGAAGCCAATTACCCCAATAAGGATGTAGATGAGTGCTACTGCGATGGAGAGAAAAGGAATAAGGGTATCGTAAGAGACCTTCATCCAGAACCTCCTTTCTGGCAAAATAAAAAACCTCAATCCTTGTAGATTGAGGTTAACATTGGCAGATATTCACATTCCAAAAATGCGCTTGAGAAACTTAATTGATGGAAAGTCTTGCTATTCCTGCACGTCAAAGATGCTCATTTGATCCGGGTGGGGAGTGTCGGCCAGAATTTCTCTCACCCATGCTACCGTAATTTTGTATTTTTGGGCAAGCTCTTTATAGTTCGATCCGTTAAATTCAGCCTTGATCCGTTTGTCCCGGATCGAGCGGAAGATTGTTTCCTCCTTGGGGAGATAGAGCATATCGCCGCCGAATCGCTTAATCAGCTTGAGGGTTGGCTCGATGCCGATGATTTCCGCGATTTCTAAAGCCGTAGAGGACAGCTCGTTCAGTGTGACTTCGGACATCCAGTCATCAAGTTTGACTTCTTCTTTCGCCTGGGCGAGACCCATCGTTTTGCACCCCCTGACGTTTTATCATCGCTTTCAACGCCTCGATGATCTTGTTTGCCTCCGAGCGCGTCTGCGCCCAGGGCTTGCCGATCATTTTCTTGGTAAATCCTTGCTGCCTTTCGGATTCGACCCAGCCAAGCTCCGCAAAGAGCTGACGGATTTTTTGGGCTTGCCACGGCCCGACAATCGCGTTCGGGTCTTTTGTTTTGCGCCTGGAGTGTTTTGGCTTGGCGCTGCCTTTGTACCCTAACGCCTCCAGTCGTTTCATCACCTTTCGGAATCCTTCAAGGGTGAGGTCGCGTCCGCTGGCAACTCCGGCCTCTTGCTGAAGGATTTGCCGGTACACGTCGTCGTCAAGATTCAGGTCCTTTTTGGCGATGTGGAGGACGGCAAGCTGTTTGCGGTCGATCATACAGTCACACCTTCCATCTTCGCCGATACCTGCTGGATTTGACGCTCCAGGACGCCAAACGGGTCATGATCAATCGGATCGCCATTCATGATGTTGTACTCGTGAAGACCGTTCTGAATTTTATCCCGCAGCTCATAGAGGTTCATGGCCCTCTCGATTAACTGTAAAATCCCCATTTCTTCGTCGGTGATTCGGTGAGTATCCAGCAGATTCGGTTTATATTCGGTTCGGGCAGTGATCCTGCCGAGGAAGTAGGCGATCATCACGCCAAAGTAGTGTTCAAATTCAAAGGCGTTCATCCGGTTTTTCCGCCAGCGCTCATAGATTTCTTTGGCGTACTTCTTGCGATTGACGCGAGGCTTTGGCTCTTTCTTGATTCCGAGTAACGCCCGAATTTCTGCCGGAGTCATTGGATCAGACTTTTTGCGGCGTTTTTTCCGCTTCAGCGCTTGACCCTTGTTTCGCTTGACCGATGTAGAGCTTGTCCTCATTCGCATCCCTCTCTTTACATTGAATGGTTTTTAAACAGGGTTTAAATGCTCTCGGAAGCTGATCGGGATATACCCTGGAGACGCTAGGGAGCAGGAGGAAGGGGTAGCGAAACTCCTGCCCGAACCTAACGTCTTCAGCGTATATCCCCTGACCTGCCATCATCAGGCGAGGGAGGTCATCCCCTCGCGACACCCTGATCGGGTCAGGGTGTTTCGGCTGGCTCCATCTTCTTGACGATCAGCGTCAGCTCATATCGATCCCCCGGATCAAAGGACCCCACGAACGCATTGGCTGCCGTCAGCACCTTTTCAACTTCTTTTCCCTCGATGTTGCGGATAATGTTCAGCGATACTTCTTCAAGAGGCTGGGGAATGGACTTCAGTCTCTTTTGAGGATCGTTGCTTCTTTGGCTGCGTGGTGTTGTTGTCATTGGGCCTCAATCCTTTCGACTGTCGGTTTGTAGAAAAACTTCTCTTTCACGTCACGCTTTGCGCCGACCTTTGCGAGAGCTGCGTCATCATACTTGGCAAGCTCGTCCTTGTCGATGGACTCCTTCACGGAGATGCAATCAAACATCTTGTTCTGCTTCAAAGCCTCCAGGATCGCCTTGACGTTTCGGGTGATAATGCTGGTGGTTTTGCGGAAGCCGACTTCCCCGAAGGTTAGCGTTTTGGTTTTGCTGTCTTTAAACTCGTCGATCCGCGACTCAGTAAATGCCTGGATGTGTGCCTCCAGCTCGGCTTTCCGTTGGAGCAGCGGAGTGACCACGGCTTCTGTGTCAGCCTTAATGTCGTTGATAAGCGCGTTCATTTTTGCTTCTGCTTCAGAGACTTGGGCGTCAAGGACGCTGATCTCTCGCAGTGCTTGGTTTACTTCGTCCCAGCTCTGAAAGAGGGGAGCAGTTTTCTTTTTTGCCAATCTCATCATCCTTTCATCGAATCGAAAATTCTTTGCTGACGAGAGTTACCTCAACCGTATTGCCGCAGACGTCACATGTGACATCGCAGCTATCCCCAATGACACTGAGCTTTTCAGCTTCGGCCTCCCAATCGTAGAGAACCGAATGACAATGCGGACATATCTTCATAGGCAATCTCCTTTCGTTGGCCTGTCTCATCAGAGTGGGTAGGCCATTTCCCACTGACACCCCCGGAGGCCGGGAGCGTTTCGACATTTTTATGGGGAGTGAATCTGAATCCCTTCCTGATTTACGATCTCCCACAGTTCTTCCAGTGTCATATCTTTTGGGTCTTTTGCGTCCAATTCTGTTTCCCCCTTTGTATGAAATTAGGTGAGGCGTTGACTTTGGGCGTTCCATGGCCGACGGCCCACCGCCAACCTTGAAATTATTGATCCTCGCATTGGTGGTGTTTAATTTCAACCAGTCCGAAAACTTCCGGGAGAAAATCGGTGGTCGATTAGGACGCTTCTCTTTGTTCTTCATCGCTGGCCGCCCCCTCAAGGGTTTCGTGGAACATCATCATGTTTTCAAGTGTCACGGCTCTGCGAAATCCTTGATACTCTGCGGTCACAGGATAGCGATCTCCATCGCAGAGTCTTTCGATAAAGTTAGGGATCGTCATAGTTAACAGCTCCTTTTGTCCATATTTACCTCGTCCCCGCAGGCAGGGCATCGACGGTACAATACATGATTGTCAAACTTTAGCGAGAACGGCCCCCGATGTCCGCAACCGCAAACCCCTGGCCTCGTAGTGTCTTGCTGAGGATCAGTCCCGGCTCGTTCACTGGTTAACTGGATCAGCGCCTTGATGTCCCGTTTCATTTCCGTTTCCGGTAATCTTCACCGTGGACCGGGACCACATGGGTCATACCCAGGATTCGGCTGACGATCCGATCCCAGCCGGGTATGGCTTCGAGCGAGTCCAGGTCTTCGTTGCTGGTGATGATCGTTGGCAGGTTGTTGGAGGCGCGGGCGTTGAGGATGATGTAAACCCGTTCCGTTACCCAGGGCGTGGATTTGCAGGCCCCCAGGTCGTCCAGGATCAGAAGGTCCATGGTCTTTAGAGCCTCCAGCATCTTTTTCGTGTCCTGGGATTCGTCGCCGCCTGGCCGCAGGGATTCCATCAGGTCAGGAACCGTCGCGCAGATGCCCGCGACGCCTTGCTTTAGCATCTCCTGGAGGATGGCATAACTTAGATGACTCTTGCCCGTCCCAGGGTTTCCGAACATGAACAAACCGTTTTTCTCTTCGGATCGCAGCTCCTGGAACCTCTCCACGTACCGCCTTGCCATCCGCCAGGCTGTATGCTGCTCGGTTCCTGGCGTCGCCTCGTAGTTATCCAAGCTCTTGCCCAGGTACTTCACCGGGATTCGGGCGATTTTGAAATGCTTGTCCAGGCGTTTTTGTTTGATTTCCTGGATGAGACATTTGCACTCTTTACGGCGGCAGACGCCATTTTCTTTATCCAGAAAGAGAGTCCACCCGCTGCCATCGCATTCACGATGCGGGCATTTGTCGGAAATGCTCAGTTGAAATAGTTTGAAGTCGTAACACTCGCAGCGCACTTCAGAGATGCCTTTACCTGGGAGCTGCACAACCTTCCACATGCTGCCGTCGCATTTATCAAATGGGCAACTCGTCTCCTGGGGTAATGTAGTGGTCGGCATATTTCCCACGATGCTGGCCTTGAGCTGATCCAGATACCCTTGCAGGGCTTCCATCGACAATCACCTGCCCGTGATTCTTTCTCTTGAATCCTTCCTGCTGCGCAAGGTTTCTCAGGATGCCTTGCGTGTAATTTTCCTTTTTGTCCGGGTACTTGGCCCGGTGGATCGTAACCGCCCGGATCGCCAGCTCCGGCGGGTAGTTTATGAAGTATTTAAGCTGTGTTAAAACCACGTTTAAAGCGAGCTTTTCGCCCTTGCGTGTCTTGGCGATGCAAGCAAAGTAATCAGCTAATTTTTGGAGGTCGCTTTCGCTGTACCGATCCAGCAGCGCCTGGGCGAGACGCTGCTGGTCTTCGTTCAAAGCGTGTCTGCAATATCGGAACACACTTGCTTTTAGCGCATCCATTCGGATTATTCAGTCCTTTCGCGGAATTTCGTAGGTGAGTGAGACACCAAACCTCTCTGCAAAGTACATCTCAAGCATGAGCAAGCGTCCTGGCGTCATTTTGTCGATCTGCTTCTGTATCCGGGCCTTGCCTTTTTCGGTGAGGACAAAATTCTCGCTGATCCGTTCGATCAGGCCGTCCTCTTCGAGTTGACTGAACACACTGGCGATGAACCCGTCGAGCGCGGCTTTGTCAAAATTCATCCGGCCCAACCCCTTCTTGTCCACGATCCGGCCGACTCCAGTTGTCGAATACTAACCTCGCGTTCAAAAGGCATTCCAGAAACAGAGCGAATGAGAGTGACGCGATCCCCTAAAACTTCGTTCACGATCCAGGTGTGACCGTCGTAGGAAATCAACTTGCCTTTCCAAACGAACATAGGCTTCCCCTCCAGTTTTTGGTTTTCGAGGGAAACACCCTTCCCAATCAGGATGCAGTTGTGTTATACTGTCCCTGACGTTTTGAATAGGTAGGGTGTAATCCCGGAAAAAGTCTGAGCCGCGAACTCAGGCTTTTTTGTTTGTTCATGCCCCAATCCCCATGTATTTCGCCATTTCGATCAATCCTTGCAGATTCAGCGTTTGATTGGATGCGCTGTTCACATACACATTGACCGCGCCTCGAATACCGTATTTGCTCCTGGAGATACGCAGCAGGAAGTTTCGTTCTTCCTCGTTCAAGTGCGGGAAAAGCAGCTCCATATCTTCGGGCGTCGTCTGTTCGGTGCGGACGTTTTTTCTCATGGAGATTCGGGAGAACAACTGAGCGAATGCGGCTTCACCGCGACCTGTCATGCGGGTGTAAACTTCCTCATTACCGATCAAGACCATACCGACGCCGCTTTCGTCTGCAATTGAACGGAGATGATCCAGCGCTTTCAGGGGAAGGTGCTGCGCTTCGTCCACGATGATGACCCGGCCTGAGTCAACCAGCTTCTCGATGATCTCTTCGTACATGCGACGGATGGATCGGCCCTCTTGAACCTTCAGCGCCTTGGCGAGTTTTTCTGTAACACCCTTGGTCGTACCGAAAGCAGGCGACATGGTGATGACGATTGCTTCAGGATGATTTCGCGCGTACTCCTTGATGGCTTCCGTCTTGCCGATCCCTGCGTCCCCATACACAATTCCTAGCACTTTTTGAACGTGACAGTAGGTGATGATTTCGAGAACTGATTGAGACAGAGAGGTATGTACAAAGTCCGGCTTCTGCGGTGCAACCTCTCTGGCTTCACCAATCGTAAGAAAGGCGCGAATCTTTCCAAACAGCTTGTGTGGTGACGGGTAGGTCTCTTTCATAAATTGACTCAGCGCGGCGGGGGAGATGCCCAATGCCCTTGCGACCGCCGACTGAGACATCCCCGTTTCTTCCATGTAGTTTTTGAGAGCTTCGATCAGTTCCAACCATTCATTTCGGACTACCACCTAAATCGCTCCTCACTTCTTGAATTTCTTTGCCGTCTCAATCATGCGGGCCAGGCTGATGCTGGTGCTTTGACCAACTGCCTGCTTGAGTGACGGCTTTTCTGTTGGGCGCTCTCCCGAACGGACAGGGGAGATCACTTTTGCCTCGGCCTCTGTCGCTTGCTCCAGGTTCTTGCGGGCCTTTTCCATTACAAGGTCCATCGGATCAGGCGCATAGATTTCCGCGACCAGCGCTTCCTTGTAGGCTTTCACGCGCTTCTTGATTTTCTTGGCCTCGCTTGCCACCTGCCTGATGTCTTCTTTTGTGGCGTTGTAGCTGAGTGCCTTGCGGTGTGTAGCTGTCATCAGGAAACGGTCTTCGAGATCGTACACCCGAACCTCGCCCATGTTCTCTGGATCGTAGCGGACGTAGACTTTTTTGCCGCGATACTGAGCAACCAGGTCGGCGTTGTAGTAGTCCAGGCCGTAACCGTAGAGCGTCAGCCGCACGCCGTTTCTTCCCACAGTGACAGGTTTGGACGAACGCATCATCATCAGGTCCAAGTCCTCCGGCAGCGCGGTCCGTTTTTCAATCAGATTCTCAGCATAGACTTGGTGTGGAGTCTTGCCGTTCATTCCGTCACCGTAATGCGGCTGATGATCGTACCAGCCGAAGGCGAATGTTTCAAAGGCTTCGATAAATTCTGCTTCCGTCACAATGTTGTCCGGGTTTTTCAGGATTTTCAGCAGCCGTTCCGGGCGCTCCATTACATTTCCGCCTTGATAGGTACTGAACAGTTTTGAGAAGTTTTCCTTTACTTCCTTGAACAGCCGTTCCACTGGCTTCGCTTTCGCGTTTTTGACCTTCGCGTTCATCATCGTGATGCCAAGTCGTTCAAATACCGCTGGCGGCTTGTGTTCACCATCGTTTTTCTTTGTCTTCCGTCGGCCACGTCCCGCAATGTCTGAAGCAAGGAAGTCCATACCGTTGTCGGTGTAGACCACTTTGGGGATGCCGTATTTGAGGATGCCTTTCCGTAATGCCAGGAGGTTTGTATCGGAGTTTGGATTGTCGGAGACCACTACGGACATGACTTTTCGACTTCTGACATCAATGTACTTGGTGACCCAAGGGCGGTAGATCGACCCGTCTGGACGCTTCACGCTCACGTCAAAGACATGGTTGTCTGCGACCCATATATCGTTACTTGCAAGCCCTTCATAAGAACGGCGGGCGAATGGAGCGACCTTATCATCGAAGTCCTTCTCGCCGTATCGGTACATGCGGATGACCGCATAGGGGATCGTGCTGATCCGTCGTTCAAACGCCTTGTAGGAAGGCAGCGGACTGTATCCGTTCTGCTCGGCCCATAGGCTTGTCCATCTGTAACACGCTCTGGCTGACGGGCGGTTTTCGCTCAGGTAATACTGCTGAAACACGTTCCAAACGACATCAGGAATGGTGGACTCGCCACGGTTCCAACCGCCTCGGCGATCAATGAGAGCAACGTCGCCCTGTTCCGTCCAGGCTTTGTACTTTCGATGGAGGGTTTTCGCGGACACAGGCTTTTCTGGATGGTCTTGATTCCATTTCTCGCAGAACAACTCGTCCAGCTCCGCTTTCGTCATACCTGGTTGGGATCGGAAAGCTTGCCACTGATCCAGGCAGTTTCTCCAGAAGGCGATTTGCTCCCGTTCCTGATCGCTGAATGCTTCCAGAGGCGCTTGCGTTTTTTGATCTGCGCTTTCCTGAACTTCTTCCTTAAACAACTTGATTGCTTTTTTCTGAGCCTGGATCGGGAGGGAGGACAGAGGAATCAGATATTCAACCCCGCCCCTGCCACCTTTATCAGACTTAACAGGGTTTGCTTTCATCTTGTTGTTGCTGATTTTCCATCGGACGGCTCGTTCGGTAATTCCCATGACACGAGCTGTATCTTTGACACTTAATTGCAACTCGCCCATGGAGTGCCTCCTTTCCTATGAAGCGTTGCTGTTTGCGTTAGCGAGTTGTTGATTGTACTGATCCCACTCCTTGCTGGCTTGCTCGTATTTGGCATAGATGTCGTTGTACAAGCTCATCAGGTACTCCTTGCGTTTGTAAAGCAAGGAAATTTGAGTGCTTACTTCTTGCAACTCAGGCTTGATTTGTTCAAACAGGGCGACACAGTGTTTCATAACTTGTTCGTGGTGATTCTTGAGCAGTTGGTTTCTCTGTGCTTCTTCAATGGTAGTTAATGCCTTTAACATGAGTGACAGATCACTTGGGTGAATCAAATGAGGTTTTCCGCTCAAATTTACTCCCTTCTTCCGTAAAAATTTTAGCTCTGGTTTAGGAAGCGATCTTCAGGATTTCCGCGATCTTGCCGCGATATTTTTTGCCTGGGCGATCGCCATAGAGGATTTCACTGAATCGTTTGTAAGGAATCTCGTATTTCTCACAAAACGCTTGCTGGGTCATCCCCAATTCCAAAAGGCGCTTCTTGACTTCGAGACCAAAGGGAGTTAAGCGCTTTGGATTCCGCACATTGTCGCCTCCTTTCGACAACCTTTTTTGTGTTCATATTTGCGCATGTGTGGTAGCATTTTTGTAGGAAGTTTCCCACACCCTGATTTAATTATTGCGCATATATGCGCAAAAGTAAAGAGTTTTTTGCTCCTATATGAGCATTTGTATATTCCGTGCGCGTTTTTGAGCATTGATACATTTTATGAAAGGGGATAGAAGGTATGTGGAAAGAAGAATTGGGGAAAAGGATCAAAGAAATAAGGGACTCTGTGGGGATGACTCAAGAAGAATTTGCTGAACAATTAGACAGTATTTCTCGCGGCCATTTAGGCAAACTTGAAAAAGGTCAAGCCATTCCGTCTGCTGAAGTAGTCAAGGAAATTTGCACAAAATTTAATGTGGATGCTAACTGGCTTCTCACGGGAACGACAATGCGCCAAAATGCGCATGAGATGGACGACGATTTGAAAAATTTACTTGAAAGAATTAAGGCCCTTTCCTCCGAAGAACAAGAAGATTTAGAGCTTGTCATTGATTTATTAGAATTTAAACGAAAGAGAAAACAAATAGTCAAAGAGGCTTCTTCCTCTTATAATCGGATCACAGCATTAAATCAAATGCGCGAACGTCTCCAAGAACCAACTGTCCGTCTTCCAATACTAGGAACGGCAGCAGCTGGTGTGCCGATCACAGCCATTCGATTTGTTGAGGGATACATTGATGTTCCCGAAAAGTACAAGGATTGCTTCGTCGTTCGAATTAAAGGGGATAGTATGATCGAAGCAGGCATTCATGACGGCAGTTATGTTGTTGTTCGTCAACAAAACACGGTTGAAAACGGTGAAATCGCCCTGGTTATGATCCGCGAGGACGGCGAGGAAGAAGTTACCATTAAACGCTTCCGTCTTGAGGGAGGATACGCGATCCTGATTTCAGAGAACGAACAATTTCCGCCGATGAGACACGATGCGCGTAATGTCACCGTATTAGGTAAAGTTGTATATTGGGTGAACCCTGAAGAAGCAGCAACAATCGAAGAAGTTATATAG